TCAGAAGAAATGAGATTACTGGTGAAATATATTATGTCTATTTTACAGCTGAGACGATTAAAAAACTACAACAAAAATTTATGCAAGAAAAGTTATTGGATAAAACCAATATTGAACACGGCAGAAAATTCTTAAGTGGAGTTGATGTTGTTGAAAGTTGGATTGTTGAAGACTCTAAATTAGACAAACAACAAGTATTCGGTATGGATTACCCTAAAGGAACTTGGATGATATCTATGAAGGTAAACAACGATGATACTTGGGATAAAGTAAAAGACGGGAAACTTAAAGGATTTTCAGTTCAAGGGTATTTTATGGAGAAGGCTAAGTTTAGTTCAGTATCCAACGAAATACTTAAAGAAATAAAACAAATATTAAAAGACGTAAGATGACATACCAAGATGCAATAAAAAAAATAAATAGGTTGTTGGGCCTATATAAATTTAATTCATACAAAATAGCTGAAACAGGAGAAGAAATCATTTCTGAAGGTGAATTAGCCGTAGGAGAGCCTATTTATGTAATAACAAGTAATGGTCAACTACCTGCTCCAGATGGAGAGTATGAATTAGAGGATACCACCAAAATAAAAATTGAAGACGGAAAAGTCAAAGAATTAAAATACGATATGGAAAACGAATCACTAAGCTTCACAGAAGCTACAATGAAAGATGGAACTGTTTTAAAATCACCTACTTTTGATTTGGGTGAAGATGTATCAGTAGTTGGAACTGACGGCAACGAAACTCCTGCACCAGACGGAGAGCATGAAATAGCTCTTAAGGATAGTGAAGGTGAAGAAGTTGTTATCAGAATTGTAACTAAGGATGGCAAAATCACTGAAAGAGAAAATGTTGAGGAAAAAGACCCTGAAGCTCTTAAAAAAGAAGAAGAGATGGGAATGGTTCCTGAATTATCAATAGGTAATGATGAAACAGAAGAAGATTTTAAAAAAACTATTATGGAAAAAATTGATACCATGATGGCTAAAATGGAAGAAATGGCTTCTAACTATGAAGACATGAAAACTAAAGTTGCTAAGTTCTCTAAGGAACCTGCGGGTGAACCTGTTAGACAAGCAAAAAACATGATTAACGAATTTAACGCAGCTAAGGATGATTACATTTCTCAGTTAGTTAAGGTAAGAAGAAGCACTTACACAAAATAAACAAAATAAAACTAAATAAAACAAAAATTATGGCAAACAAAAAATATGACTTTAATTTTAACTTATCATCTTTGGCTACTTATACAGACCAAGTTGGTGGTGAATTAATCAGAAGAGCTATTCTTGAAGGTGAAACTGCGAAAATTATAAAAGTTCAACCTGGTGTCGTAGGTACACAAGCAATCAACTTGCTTAACTCAAACCTATATGTTCAAGAAGGTACTTGCGGATGGGAAGCATCTGGAGATACTATCTACACTCAAAGAAACATTACTACTTGTCAATACAAGGTGAATGAATCTCTTTGTCCTCGTGACCTAAATGATTACTGGTTAGGACAATTATTACAACCTGGTTCTTATAATGAATCGGTTCCATTTGAAGAACAAATTTCAATCTTAAAAACTCAACAAATATCTCAATATTGTGAGAATTTGATTTGGCAAGCTTCTTCAGCTACAACTTGTTTCTCAGGATTGAAACAATTAGTAGCTCAATTAGGTACAGGAACTACTACAGTAACTGGTGGTATCGTTGTAACAGGTCAAACTGCACTCGCTTCAGCAACTGCACTAGCACAAGTTGATGCTTTGATTGAGAAAATTCCTGATGATGTTGTTAACAGAACTGACTGGGTTGTGTTTATGTCTCACGCTAATTATCGTAAGTACTTAATCAACTACAGAACAGCTAACTATTTTCACTATAGTCCTGAATCTTCTTATGAAGACTTCAAAACATTCCACCCTGCTACTAACATCTTAGTTCACCCTGTTGGAGGTTTGAATGGTTCTAACTTATTAATGTTAGCTCCAGCTGGTTATGTGGTATTAGGTGTAAACTTAATGTCAGATGCTGAAACATTGAAAATGTGGTACGCATATGACTTTGACGAAGTTAGATTGAGAAGTAACTTTAACTTAGGTGTGCAAATTGCATGGCCTGAGTTCGTTATCACTAACGGATTATCATAAACTAAACTTAAACTAAAAAAATAAAATTATGAGTTTTTCATCTTGTTTTACAACTGCAAACATCTGTAAAGGATGTAGAGATGCAGTAGGTGGTATTAAGCAGGTTTACATCGTTGCGGGATGCGTAACTGGTGTTACTGAAAATGCTAACCAAGAAATATTAACAGTAGGTGCCACTGGCGGAACTGTTTACACATATCAAGTAGAAAAAAATACATCTAATTTTGTTGAAAACATCCAAGCGAGTTTAGAAAATGGTACCGTAGTATATAACCAACAAGTGAACCTAGTGTTCTTAAAGTTGCAACAATCTACGAGAAATCAAATTAAATTACTTGCTCAAAACACTAATATGAAAGTGTTTGTTGAGACAAATGAAGGTAGTATATTCTACTTAGGAGAAGATTTCGGTATGGCTTTATCAAGTGGTACCGCAGAATCAGGAACCGCATTTGCAGATAGAAATGGATACACATTGTTATTAGAAGGCTTTGAAAAAGAGCCAGCTAAGAAACTTGCGGGTTCATTAACATCTACACTTGTAGGTTTATCATTATCAAGTTGTCCTTGTTAATAAAATATAAAGTAAGAAGGGGGAGACTATCTCCCCTTTTTTTTAGCCAATTGAATTTATGAAAAATTTTAAAAAAGGAAAAAGCGATAGTAAAACTTGGGGTGTATTAGGTAAACAAGAAACCTTTTACGCGCCTACTCATTTTATGGGTGAAAAAGTTCCATTAAATGCTAATCCTTTGGAATCTTGGGATTATAAGAAATCTCGTTATAGAAGAGTTGACTTGGTACCAAAGAATGATGGACAACAAGGTGGTGTAGTCCCACAAGGAACACCAGTAACACCAACTCCATCTGCTACTTCTGTTACACCAACCCCTACTCCAACTCCTACTATTACTCCTACAATACCATCTGAATCTTATTTAGTTTATACTGGTTCAAGTGCGTGTGTTGCTTGTTTATCATCAAGTTCTTTAACATTATTTGGACCTGCTGGTCAATTACCAGTTCTTAATCTTCTTGAATTCGTATATGTTGATTCAGCACTTACAATACCTGTTCCAAATGACACATATATAGTTCAGTTATCTGAACCAAATAGATGGACAAGAGTTATTGGTTCAACAGGACAAATATCACAATCTAGTCCTGCTGGTTGTCTTAGTTGTATTACACCAACTCCTACCAATACACCTACTAATACACCTACTCCTACTGTTACACCAACCTTAACTCCAACGAATACTCCTACGAGTACATTAACACCAACTCCGACTAATACTGAAACTCCTACCAATACACCAACTCCGACTGTTACACCAAGTTCTACACCATTAATTCCTACAAGTAATTTACAACATTGGTATATTTCAACCAATTCTGTTAGTGTATCGTCTTGGACTAATTTAGGTTTATTAGGTAGTTCATTATCTGCTTCAGTTCCAAATCAACCAGCTTTGGTCACATCATCATTAGGTTCTTATTCAGGACAAGCTGTTGAGTTTACTGGTTCAGATGAAATGGCTGGTTCATTTAGTTCAACATCATATTCTGGTCTTACTTCATTTGCAGTTGTTAAATGGAAAAATGCTGGAACTTACGCTGGAATTTATAATGGTGCATTTACATCACAGAATGATGATACAGGAGCTAATAATCAATTTGTTCCAACTTATCAAAACGCAAGTAATCCTTATCTATCTGTAGCAAACTCAAATTCTATTTCTCAATTACCTATGATTTATAGTATAAGTGGAACACCAGGTCAGTGGGAAGCAAGATATGACGCTAAATCATCAAACTTTACAACATCACTTAATGTATCTGCAGCAACACCATCGGCATCATCTATGACTATTGCGGTAGCTCCAGATGGTGCAACACAACCTAATTTAACGGTATT